GAATCACTTCAGCACACGAGCTTATATGCTGCTTTATTGGAGAACCGAGTTGTCCTTTATTGTGGATGCAATCCCTTGTATGTGTTATACTTTATGCTAAAGTCATCGACCTTTGCGTAATCGATCGTAAATCCTGGTATAGGGTGTACTTCGGATTGCCCGAGCCTATATTGGGGGTGAACGGATCATAAAGTCACTGCCATATTAAATTGTATTAAGTCACGCCCTGAATATCTCAGGTTTTGATTTTATCACTTTTTATTTTAAACCTCAGTTAAAGCTTTACAACTTTAAAGTAAGCCGTATCGAAACGTTAATCGATCGCTGATTGCGTAACAATCATTAGTTAGTTTTATTTTAATTTTCAATATTTATTTTTCAAAATTTTTAGTTAAGATTCTAGCTTGCCTTAAGCAGTCTTTATATCTTCTGTATTTAGTTTTAAAATTTTTAGGAGCTAAGTTCGCTTTACTCTTTATAGCTATTTTATTTATTTTAGGAATTTTATCTCCCCGTAATTATTTATTAATAACATTAGCTTTATCCGTATACAATGTCTACGACACGTTGCATCAGTTTACCAAAATCGGTGTTGCGTATCCAACAGCATTGCAATAGTTTAGCTGCTGAACCTAGGTTAGTTATGTTACCAAATAAAAAATTTAAGGATTTCGTTAAATCATTTGAGCACCTTGATGTGCCTCGACCATTTAGTGTTTTAATGAAATGGTCAGAGGTGTGTGATAATGAATATACGATAGGATATTGCAAATCTTCTACATTATATGAACAAATGTTTATTTTAAAATATATGTTGGGTTTTAGTTTCGAACCGCGTAAGTTGATCATACTCAAAAGACGAATGCAAGAGCGTTTGTTTTTTTTTTATAGAGGTTCCCGAACTATTGTACCCTTAAATATGGTTTACCCATTATTTAAGGATACATTGAATAGTATCGGGCATCCAGATCATTTAAAACGACACGGATTTGAATACTTAGATCAAACAGATATTCAGAAATTTCCATTTCTAATATTGATGTTTTGTATTAACATTGAACGCGTACCACTTAAGTGTTACAAGTACAGTGCTAATATAAACGTTAAGGTTGCTTTGTCTCAATTACCTGTTTTAATGACTGCCCTTGTTAATAAGGAACGGTTAGTAGATCAGTACGATTTTCTAGTAGTGTTACAAAATTTTTTACATTTTTTTTTTAGAAATTTAAGTTACACTAATCCAGTAGATCTAATTGAGCACAGTTTTCTTAACGATTTAGGTTTGTATTGCGCGAAACTAGTTATGGTCAGACCCATATCTACTACTGAGTATATACTTGGTGGTGATTGGGATTTGGACAAACCTTGTTTAGCGCCAAAGGAAACTTGGGATGTATATTATCGGCTGCAGTCCGTTGCACAGTTAGGTGTTGATGTCAACACCAATGTGCAAATGGATCCTGCATTTATACAAGCCCTGGACAAAATTGCCGAAACATTTGGAGAAGCGGTTAATAGCTTGCATTCAGTTGCTGGCGTTGCCGTGGATGGAATTAGGAAGAAATTTGCGTGTTATTTATCTATTTGTTATAACCTGTATAGATTAGGTTCTGGTGGTATGTCTCCTCAAGACGTACTTATGAACATAGTCACTACACTTATGCAATCAGATATGCCTGCAAATATTATTCCGCAATTGCGAAGTATATTTTTAACGTCGACAGCACAATCTGCTACCGTTGACGGAATGGTAATCGCAAAGTTACTAGCTTTGTGTTCCTTTTCGTTAATGGTTAGTAAGATACCTTCATCTAGAGACATTGATTCATTTATATTGCGTCTAGACAGAATACCACGAGCGTTTTCTGGTTTAGAGAATATGTGGAAGCGGTTGGATACCGTAACCAATGAATTATGGACTTGGATGGAAATTACTGTGTTAAAACGTGAGAATGTAATTCCGCGTTCTGATATCCTTGATTCTGTTAGTAAGTGGGAAAATGACCTTGAACAGTTGTTGACTCTTCAGAAGCATCGAGAGATTCAATCGAGTCTCGAGACGCAACACGCCGCAGGAAGAATGTATTCCGAAGGGATACGTCTTATGCGTGTGTGTAAAGATCTGAACCTTTCTAAGGGAAACACCGAAATCATCGCCCGAAATTTACCAGCCGCAAAACTTTTGTTAACGGAAGCTAACATGAGTGGTGCGGATAAGTCAAAATTAAGAACTGAACCTGTCATTGTTTGGTTTTCTGGTGCCTCTGGCAACGGGAAAACTGGGTTATCTTATCCGTTCATATTAGATATGATGCGGGTATATGGCGACCCACCAAGCACATGGCAGCAAAATGTGTATGCAAGAGAGCCTGAAACAGAGTATTGGGACGGTTATATAAATCAAGAGTATATTGTCTATGATGACTTTATCCAGATTAAAGATTCACAATTGAAACCTAATCCGGAATTGTTTGAGATGATACGCTTAGGAAATATGTTTCCGTACCAATGTCATATGGCTTCCTTGCTTGACAAAAACAATACATTTGCTGAACCGAAATTGATATGTTTAACTTCAAACTTACAACGTTTACAAATCGAGTCATTAAATTGCCCTGAAGCGGTATCTCGTCGTATAGATTTTGCTTTTAACGTTAGGATTATTCCAGAATACCAAATGGAATACACTAGCGCTAATGGTGATAAGCTATATAGATTAGATGCTGCGAAAGCAAGACGCGATTTTGGAGATGTTCTTTGTTTTGAAGTATACAGATTTGACATGTTTGATGCCTCTAGCCGCCGTGATATTATGACGGATCTAACTTACACCGAAATGGTTAAGTTATGTCAAGATAAAATGCGCGATAGAGCCTCAAATTTTACCGATTATGCCAACTTCTTGGAATCGTACAGGAATAAGGGGGTTGCTCAAGTTGAGAAACCCAAACGTGAAACTGACGATTACAATGGAGAGACTATGATTTTTACATCTACTGCTCAAGTACATTTAGAAGACATTACTAACTTGGTAGCACCACAACCTAGCTATTTTAAACGTTTATACTGGAATATGTGTAAGCAATATTATAGCACGAAGTTGTGGCTCACTGGGTCAGATACTAGTGTTTTTGAGATGTTACTTCTCGGCGATAGAGATGGTGCTTATGATAAGTGCCTCGCTATTGTTAGAGAAACTAGATGCGAATTGAATAACATGATTAACAAGGAAGCAGAAGTTATTAAAAACGTCTTTGGAAATTACTGGCCACTCTTTAAAGCTTGTGCG